TCTTCCAATTCAGAAGTTTCGTCTTCACCCAATAATTGTTTAAGTGATTCCTTCCGAACCTCATTAATAAACTTTTGCATCTCTGTCATTGCGAGTTTGTAGCTTGACACAAGGTCAACTGATTTAAGAACTGATTCTTTTAAATATGTATTTTCTTCTTCTAGTTCTCTTAGCTTTTCTGCTCTCGCAAAGAAATATTTGATTCGATCTAAGAACTCAAACATTTAAAAATTCCTTTCTTAGAATATCTCTAAATTTCTTTTCTGTTCGATTATCATATTCAAGGAATGGTCTATATTGTCTACACAAATAATAGAGGTCTTTCCAAATCAAGTCCTCTCCGATTATTTTATTCCAACCCTTGAAGCAATCCAAAACAAAATCTATTCCAACTATCGTTTCTAATGCAATACTCCCTTCAGTATATAGGTCAACCAACATCGGATGCTGTTGACTATTACATTCAAAGAGGGAGTCAAATCTTTCTTCTTGGTCTTTGATGTATGCGACATCCGTCTGGAAGCAATAGGTGGAGGATTCTTTTCTACGTTTCCATTCCAAATAATTCTGCTGCGAATCCTTGTTCCTACACATCTCGCCAATCCACACTTCCGGGTTCTTAATCAAATTGGAAACATAGAACCCCACCAATTCCTTTGGGCTATACTTACGAGATAGCTTCTCAAAGAAATATTTATCCTTTCGGGCGCGAAACCCAGAAGGGCTTACTTTCAGTTTTCCGTGGTATTTAAAGAAGTCGTAATTTGAAGTGCTGAAGTGTTGTTTAAGCGCAAGAAACATTTGGTATGCTTCAAATGCAGTTTTCTCTGACATGGGTTCCTCATACTGGAAGTTTGGACATTCTAGGAAGAAAGTTTAAATCTCTTGCCTCGGCTTCTAACTTACATCTAATATTTTCATTCAATAACTTTGCAGCCGATTCCATTTCTAATTCTTTCTTGTCTGCAATAAAAACAATTGCATCCATATATGACATTCCATGATCTTTTACTGCACTCTCAATTTGCATTGAGAAGTTGTTAGCCATTTCTTTTTTTGTCATCATAATATTAATACCTATAAAATATATGTTGGTCTATCTTTGCCACCTCTACCATCTCGCTTGACCATCGCGGATTCACATAATCTGCGTGATAGTGCGTGACATCCTCAAACTCCAAGAATTCTCCCTTGCCATTCAAGATATCTTCGGAGAGACGAAGCGAATCATCCCATGCTCTATCCTTGGTTGGATTGTTTGATTTTGAATCGTCCACCCAAGAGAATTGTTTTCGCTGGCGAACCACACCACAAACTGTATTGGGATATCTCTGGCTCTTTACACGATTCATGACCACTAATCCAACAGCCAGCTTGCCGAGCAACGATTGATTGCCAGCTTCAAAATATATATTCTGTGCCAGACAATACTTATCTTCATCACTAATCATAATTTTCTTTCCGGGCAAAGAAGTGAACGGGTCTTTCTTCCCCGAATCCGAAACATGAAAATGAGTATGATAAACCGACTGCGGCCTCTTGCCAATCTCTGTGTAATACTTGCCAACAAGAAAACCAAGACAAACAAACAACGCAAAAATACCAAAAGCAATAATTGAATTCAACGTATTACTAAACATCTAGTGACACCCCCTGTACAGCATATCAGCCAATACAATAAGTAACAGAATTGTAATATATGGCTGATTAAGCGTCTGAATGACAATCTCTATAATTTCAGGCTTCGTTAATCTCTTCATTATACTTTTTAATTACCTCTTTCAGTGGGTCTATCCAATCCTTTATTGCTGCCGGAAAGTATTGAATACTTGGAACATCCCCTGCCACGGCAACAAGAATCAACATGTGTTCAATTCTAATTCCTGTCATCTCTTCATACATGACTGCATATCCCGCACCCTGCATAAAGTAATTGCTAATCCATTCTTCCTTCTTTGGTCTTGCAGATGTCTTGAAATCAAGAATAACAGGAACACCCATCCACTCTCCGATTAGGTCTGCTCTTCCTGCTACTCCTAATTCCATTGAGTACAGTGCTGCTTCCAAATTGTAAATCTTATTTAGATTCTTCATCAATGATGGTTTCAGAACATTGAACAGTTCAATTGAATCTGGCATCTCACCATTGATATAATCTGTTTCATTGTTCAAGAAATTCTCACACATTTGATGAACTTCGTTTCCACGATTACGGCCCTTGCGTGATATTGCTTCTGCCTTTTGTTCTCCCACTCGGGCTTTCCACTTTGCAATAGAATCCCGTGAAAGAATAGAAAGAACCGAAGTCATACTCGGATAAGTCACACCGGGTTCTACTTCATAATATCGTGTTCCGTTTTTATAAGACACACTCAGTGGTTCATAATTTAATATAGCTGGAGGCTCATGTTCAAACATAATAATATATTCCTTTATTTTAACCTATCACCCACTTCTTTTTTAATTCCATACCTGTCCAAATGCTTCAAAGATTTGTGTCTTTCTGTTTGACCCGCATGGAGTTCATATCGACTTCCTTTTATACCCTGCCCCTCATTAATTCTGGAAATGACTTCGGTGTATGTGCTATCGTTTTTATTTACTCCAATCGTTGTGGCGTCTACCCTATACACATTCCCAATCATCTTGCTCACAGTCTTTCGTCCACACTCTGGGCATTTTCTTCGCGTAGGTTTATCGCGGTCTGCCATCATTAAAGATTCGGTGAATTCATGATCACAAGAACGACATTGATAGTCATACCACGGCATTATTTCTTTCCCTTCTTTTTCTTGACCTTCTTTTCGGTCTTTACTTTGACATTGCTCTTCTTCCGTCGCTGCAACCATGAACGAATATCTTCGTTGTAGTCTGCTGCAACTACAATTGCCTCATCAATACTTATAACACCTTTTTTGACCTGTTCACGCAGACCCAATGTTTTACTCATTATCGAAAAATACCTCCTCTTCGGCTGAATCGACATTCGATGATTTTAGAAATTGCTGCACTAGACTATTTGGAATTTTATGACCATTCACTGCCGTATCGTAAACATACTCCCTTAGACGCTGACCACAGAATCCAGACTCAATTCCGTCATCAGTAATATTATCCAGTTCAATATGTAGTTCACTCATCGCACCCATTTTAGTTCTCCTTAATTATGAAATTTTGGTGTCCAACCTTCTCCACTAAATTTAATCAATGACCCTGAAATTAATTTAACGAGAGAATTTTTTGATTCGCATTTTGGGCATTTCCTTAATGGTTTCTCATCAAGTTTTTGAATAGCTTCAAATGCATGTTCACACTTCTTACATTGATATTCATACATTGGCATATGGCATATTCCTTTGAAGTTTTCTTTTTACAAAAGATTCAATTTTACGAATTTTATAATTAGGAAAGGTTCGACCAGAACTCTTCAAAATTAACTGACGAACATCACTCAATTTACGATTCTCATAATTCAACATCAGGAAAACAACCAACTCATCCGTGTTTAACTTTTGCAAAGAAGAGAAAGAGTGCTTTAGTTCTTCCAACCTCACCATTCTATCTATTGGTATCTCTACACTAACTGGATTGTAATGAGAATTCAATTTGTTTATTTCATCAAACAAATCCTGCAAAAGTTGTGTCTTTTTATCCGATAGTAACATATCAACTAATCATCCATATCCAAATCAAAAACGCCGAAATCGCAGCAAAAGAAAACAGAACAATATTCGTCAGAGACACTAGAATCTTCTTCTTGTGCTTCCAACAAAAAGTCATCAATATAATCACGGCTCCTATTTTTGCTACCACCTCTCGGGCTCCTTTTATCTTTCATTGCCCCTGCCGAATTTCTGAAGTGTGCATCAACTGCATTCCAGTTCCTCGTCTTTACCTTCATTGGTCCTATGTCCTTTTGTTGCAGATGGATTATAGATCAAACCACTACAGTCACACTTGGTACATTTATCAAAATATGCTAAATCTTCAACCTTCATTATAACCGATTCATTGTTTTCAACCGACTTATCAAGAAATCCTAATTCTACCAGACTATCCAGAACTAACTCGGTAGCATCCTCAAATCCTTGACCTCGACCTGTTACCCATGAGATATAGGAAACAACAGTCATCGAACCAATCATAATTGCAAAAGAAATTGCTGATTCAAAATAATAGGCACCCAGTATTGGCAACATAAAACAAAATCCAACAATCAATTTCAGACTATGAGAGTATATAAATGAATTCGTCAATACCTTCGCTCTCACTTGGTCTTTCATAATTTGTTTTCACCTCTTCAATTTTTTTCTGTGAAACCCCACGCCATAGTAACTCATCATTCGACATTTCCCAAATAATTGCAATCACATGATAATAATCTGGAAACATTCTCATTATTTTTCGACGGGAATCTACAGTCAAATTCTCATCATCAAATATAAAACTTTCTTCATTCTTTATATATGACCTGAACTCACGTTTCTTGAAATTATTTTCTTCAATAATATTTATCTTCTTGTCCTGATTAATTACTTTATTTTCATATAGAGGTATCCCCGGAAACGATATCCCAGTCAAACCCATCTTTTCTATGTATGTGGATTTACCACACCCAGTGGGTCCGACTAAAATATTGACTACTGGGGTATCTCTATGTGCCACCCAGTAATCCACTTCATCATCATAATCTACTTCATTATAAAATAAAGAAGTGTCATCTCTGACCTGTAGGTCATACGGTTTCAACACCTTCATCACAATCTCCAAAAAAACTATTCAAAATCGTCAAATATTTCCTCGATAGCATCTTCATCCAGTTCAGCATATGACCGATTTTTAAAAAGGGAATTCATTTCAGTATTTAGACTTCGCCTCTTATGCTTTCGGTCATTCTTTGTATTCTTATCATATGCATCTTCATCTAGTTCATCGTTGTAAGTATTACGATCTCGATTTGTTTTTCCCATTTACATTAGAACTCCTGAATATTCTCCATTAGTTTTCTGAGTTTAGTTTTAACAAAAAAGTCAAACAACCCACTGCGGGCTGAAAGGGCTCCTTCATCGTCATGTGGTTTTGCTTCTTCATATGAATCAATAATATCTTCCTGAAGACCATAGGGGATAAACGACAAGTCAATCAATCTCTGATTCCTATCGAACCCAACATCTCCATTCTTATAATTGACTTTCCCAGACTTCATCCACTCTTCAAGTCTATTCTTTCTAATAGGAGTCTGTCGCTCTCCCGTCACAAAT